GCGCTTCCTTCTGCCGCTTGAGCGCATCTTCTGCCGGGTCGGTCAGCGGCTTCTTCTGCTCTTTGAGGGCGGCCTGTGGCGCGTTCGCCGCGTCGAACATTGCCAGCTTCAGTTCGGCTAGTTGCAGCTTGGCCGCCGCGGCGTTCGCCCCTATTTGGGCCGTCATCGCCTTGAAGATTGCAAGCCCGGCTCCTGGGGCCTCCTTGAATTGCTGCAGCGCGTTGAAGACTGCAGCGAAGTCCTTCAGGCCGTTGGTCGCCTGGATGGCCAGCGTGTACAGGTCGATCAGCGTGTCGCCGACAAACTTGCCGACGTCCACGAAACCATCGCCAGACTTCGCGGCAGCGGTCAGGCTTCCCGAGATAGCCACCAGCGCCGGCAACATGCCCGCGGTGATCTGTGCGCTGACGCCGCCGAGAGTCCTCTGCAGGCGTGATAGGTTGTCGTTGAACGCCTCGGCATTTGCAATGGCTGTGTCGCTGAGAATGCCGCCGAAACTCCTGGCCTCGTCGCCCAACTCCTTCAGCCCTTTGCTGCCACCGTTCAGCATCGGGATCAGCTCGGCGCCGGCCTTGCCGAAGACCTTGATGGCGAGCGCCGTCTTTTCGATGCCGTCTGGCATCTTGGCGAACTGGTCGGCGATCTTGGCCAGCGCCTCGGTCGGGCTGTCGCCAGATTTCGCGCCTAGCGCACGCAATGCCTTGTGCGCATCTGTCGATCCCGTCTTCAGGTCCGTCATCGACACGGCCAGCTTGCCGATGCTCTTGTCCAGCGTCTCGGCAGCCACGCCCGAGAGGTCGGCCGCGTAGCGCAGCTTCTGCAAGTCCTCGGCGCCGATGCCCACCTTCTGGACGGCCTTGGCAAGCTCGTCCATCGCGTCGATGTTGCGCTGGATGCTGCCGATCACGGCTTGCGCTGAGAAGGCCGCAGCCAGGATGCCGCCGAAGGCCTTGAGCGCAGTGCCGGCGCCAGCTAGGCGGCTGTCCAGGCTAGCGGTCGCGCGCTCGATCTCGCCGAGCTGGCGCGCGGCCTGCGTGCCATCCACCGTCAATTGGTACAATCTTGAGATCGTCTCTGCCATATACTTTACCGATGACGGAACACCGCAAGCGCCCTATTCGCTACGACCCTGCCACTGGTCATTTTTTCAGAGACTCGTTTCGTGTTGGCAGCCCCGACAAGTGCGGCCGAATCGTGGTTTGGTGGACAGAAACCAAGCGGGTTCTCGGCCACCGCTTGGCCGTGTATCTGATGACCGGAGCATGGCCTGCCAAGCACGTCCTGCACATTGACGGCGATCCTGGGAACAACGCATGGGCCAACCTTGAGCAGTCCACCTCGACGGTGCTGGCGATATCGCGCAAGAGCACGCAGCCGCTGACGGCTGAAAGGGTTCGCGAGCTGTACAGCTACGACAGCACAACAGGCGTGCTCTGCCACAGATTCCACCGCGGTTGTAGAGCTGCCGGCTCGCCGACCGGTAACCCTGGAAAACACGGGCACCTCTACACCGGAGTTGATGGCGCCACCCTGCTCGTGCATCGCCTGATATGGCTGTACGTCACCGGCGCATGGCCGGAGCACTCGATAGACCACATCGACGGCAACCCGCGCAACAACGCGTGGGCCAATCTTCGTGCCGCGACTCAGGCCGAGAACATGCAGAACATGCGCAAGGCGGTGGCAACGAACAAGAGCGGCGTGCTCGGCGCGCACACGATGGCCTCCGGCCGCTTCTCTTCGAAGATCCGCAGCAATGGCAGGCCGATTCACCTTGGCGTGTTCGACACTGCCGCCGAGGCTCACGCGGCATACGTGACCGCCAAGCGGTTGCTGCATCCGTTCAATACGCTGTGAGCGCATCGCTCAGACCCTCACTTGGCGGAAGCGCGGGCGGATCGTGATGACCCCGGTCCCGTGGCTGTAGACCTCGCCCGCCACCGCGTGCGTCTTGGTGAACTCGGCCATGACGGCGAACTGCTTGAACTCACTGCGACGCCGAACCGCGCGAGTGGCGGCTGCCAGGAACCCGATGCTCTGCGATGACTTCGTACCCTTGCGCCTGGTCGTGTGCTTCAGTCGCCCACTGTTAGCCACCGCTCGGTTCACGGCGGTTGCATAGGGCACGTCGACCGGCACCAGCACCAGCTTGTCGCCGCGGCTGAATGTCTGCGGCGGCGAAGAAGACGACACCACGCGGGCGACGCCGCCGGCCGGGATGTAGCGCCACTGCCAGCTAGACGCACTCGACAGGCGACCGCTGCGCGCGACCGTGCTGCGGGTGATCGCGTTGCGCAGCTCGGTCTCGACCATGCGCATCGCGGCCCTCGCCAGGAGCGTGCCGAACAGCACAACCACCTTGCGGTCGGCCTGGTCAAGCGGCTTGTTCGTGCGGTTGTCGACCTCGACCAGTTGCGGCGGGTTGCCCATGCGCTCCTGCTGCTCGGTGTCCTCGCGCGCGATGCCGACCAGCATCGAGTGCAGGTCGGCCTTGGACTGCGCGCGGATCTCGGCACCCAGCGTCTCGCGCGTGCCGACCTGGCCGGCGAGGTTGACCCTGCGCGACTTTGGGACCACCAGGGGCATAGCGAAGGCCATGCCGCTACTCCACCGCCAAGCCGGCGCTCAAGTAGTCGCCCGAGATGCGCCAGGCGCGAAAGCTCGGCTCGTAGTCGTCGGACTCGGCCTGCAGCGCCCAGCCACCGGCGGCCAGGACGATTGCCCGGACCTGGGCATTCAGCGCACGAGCGGCCTCGTACTCTGGGTGCCATGTGTGCACCTGCACCGAGGTGTCGGCGAGGGGAAACTGATCGACGCACATGTCGGCGTAGGGCGCGGCTGACGCGACCGTGCGCTGCAGCGTCACCAGCGGCAGCGACGGCGGCGCCTCGGCGCTCTCAAGCCCCTTCCAGCCCCAGCGCACGGCAGCCACGCCGGCCAGGCCTGCGCCGAGTGCTGCTGCGAGTTCGCGCTCTGTGGCCATCGTCAGCGCCCCGGAAACATGCTGCGCAGCTGCTTCGGCGACAGCGTGGCCATGTCGATCGCGTCGTCGTCGTCGCCGGCCGCCGCGGGCTGCTGCCAGTAGTCGACCCAGCCCTGCACCTCGCGCGCACTCATCGACTCGACGACAGAGACAGGCTGGTGCAGGCGCTCGGCGATGGCAAACATGATCCGCAGCTCCGGGGCTAGACGTTTGGGCCGGGCTCGTCCGTCGCGCGCAGCAGGCCGTGCAGGCGCATGACGGCTTCGAGCGCAGCGGCGATGCCGCCGGCATAGCGGCCCGGCAGTGCGCGCAGGCCTTCGTAGCCGATCGCCTGGTCGTCGACGTACAGGCACGCACCCAGCAGGCGCTCGCCGCTCTCGCCGGGATGCTCGGACTGCGCCATGGTGTCGCGCATCGCGCCGTAGGCCAGCTCGCGCAGATCCACCACGCCGCCGAGCGACTGAAGGCCGGCCGGCGCCGGTTCGCGGTTGAGCGTGAACCCCATCACAGCGCCCACGAGTAGGTCGGCATTTGGGTGAAGACTCCGGTGCCCGAGAACTGCAGGCCCTGCGCGGTCTGCGCGGTGATGGTGATTTCGCCGATCTCGACCGGGCCGAAGATATAGCCGCCGCCCACCGTGTAGTCGACCAGCATCCAGCGCGGGGTCTTCGGCGACTCGAGCGAGGCCTGCATCAAGTTGGCGAAGCCGGGCGAGTCCTTGTCGACGAAGCCCGTGTAGGTGAACGTCGGCGGCTTGGGCGAGCCGAGCACCGTGGCCGAGCCGCACATGTCGTCCATCTGGATCGAGTCGGGCGGCACACCGGCCACCGTGATGGTCACCATGCAGACCTCAAGCAGCGCCATGTCGCCGGCCTTGGTCCAGACTTGCGCCGTTCCGCCGGCCACCGCAGCGGTCAGGCGCGTGCCGTCGAAGTCGAGCAGCTCCAGCGTCGGCGCGGCCGGGACGGTGGCGTTCAGGTTGGCGATGCGGAAGGCCTTCCCGTCCAGTAGCACGTCGCCGGTGCCGGCGAACTGGATGATGTCGCCGTTGGCGGCACCGGTCGGCAGCGCAGCACCGAGTGTGGCCACCGCGGGGTTCGCCGCCGTGACGCTGGTGACAGCGACCGGTACCGGCGCGGGGTCGCCGGTCTGGGTCAGGTACAGGTGAGCGTCTGACTTGATTTTGGCCATGATGCGGCTCCTTCAGGGTTGCGATTGGCCGGAAGTGGCCGCCAGGGTCAGGTCGTTTCGCGCGTGGCTCGGCAGCAGCGCGATGAAGTCGAAGACGCGGGTGTCGGCGGGCGGCTCGCCCTCGATCTCGACGCCGCGCCAGCCGGGCTCTATCTGCACGCCGGGCACCTCGCGCAGCGTGATACGCCAGGTGATGCCGGCCAGCTCGCGGTCGGCGGCCATGAACTCGCGGCCGGTGATGGCGTCGATGGCGGCGTCTACTTCGACAACCGACGTCCAGGTCTTCACCTCGCCGCGGTAGCCGTCCAGGCTCGGGTCCGGGCGCTCGATGCGCATGCGGTGGCGAAGGCGGCCGGCTTTCATACTGCGGGCCTCCAGATGGCGATCAGCTCGCCCAGGAAGTCGTCGACGAACACCGGCGCGAAGGTCTCGCGGTTCTCGTAGTAGGCGGCGGTGATGCGCAGCACGGCAGAGGTGATGGCCGGATCGATGGCGTCGACGGTCTGCATGCCGACTTCGACGACCAGCACGGCGTCGTTGCTGTTGAGCGTCGGCCCGACCAGGTAGGCGTGAGCGTTGCCGCCCATCTCGTCCTGCTTGATGCCGTAGTTCGACGACACATCGACGCCGCCAGAGAACAGGCTGACGATGGCAGAGACGTTGTTGACCGGCAGGCGCCCGGTGGCCGTGATGTCGCAGCCCTCGAAGGCGAATTGCGCCGGGTTGATGTTGATGCTGCAGCGCCGCTCGACGCCGACGATGGCCGCGCGCAGCTGCTCGGTGATCAGCACGTCGTCGCGGCTGTGCTCGACGCGCATCTGCGACTTGGCCAGCGCCAGCAGAGCCACCGGCAGCACGTCGCGGTCGACGGTCATGCGGGTCATTTGCTGGCCTTCAGCAGTTCGAGCAGTTCGGCGCGCAGTGCCGAGATGGACTTCTCGGCATCGGCCTGGGTGTACGGCCGCTGGAACAGCAGCCGGTGCTTTGCGCCGTCGAACAGGAACGTGCTGCCGCTCTTGGCGTACATGTCGCCGGGCTCATACACCCTGGCATCGGCAAAGCCGCCGACGTGGCGCAAGCCCTGCGTGCCCAGGCGCCGCCAATCAGGCGAGTCGCCGGGCTCTGTGGTGGTGTCCTTCTCGGCGCAGTAGACGCGCCCGATGTAGTGGCTGACCGCGACACCCTTGCGGTAGATGCCGGGCTGCCAGGCCTCGGCCTGCATTTGCTGCGGCGTGGCGGCCTCGATGAAGTCTGGCGATGCGCGCAGCACGGCGGCCACGTCGTCGGCGCTGGGTGCCTGGCCATCGTCGCCGCGGTCGCCCTTGATGCCTTCGCCGGGCTGGCCTGGATCTCCTGGCTCACCCTTGGGTCCGCCCGGCAGTTGCAGCTCGATGACCTGGCCGTTGTCGAGTTCGATCTCAGCGGTGCTGTGGTCGGCCGCCTGCGCCACGGACTTGATGCCGACGCCAGGCGCGCCAGCAGGCACGGAATCAAGCCTGGCCACTAGGGCGTCAAGACGCACAGCAAACGCCGCCAGGGTCGCGTTTAGGCCCTCGCTGATGCCTTCAACGATGGCGCGAATGATGGCGGCATTCATTGGCGGGACTCCAAGGGATCGCGCATCGCCTTGCAGACGGCAAAGGCAAGCGCCTTGGCTTCCTCTGGCGTCATTTCAGGATCAGGCGGCGGCAATTGGGCCGGCGCTGGTGGCGGCGGTGCGGTCAGCTTCTTCAAGTCGGCCGCAGCCAGCTCGCCGATCATGTTCACGGGCACCATCTGCCGCTGCAGGAACGTCTGATCGCCGCCATCGACGGGCGTCAGACCCTCGCGCCGCCGTGCGTCGTTGGGCGTCAGCACGCCGCCCTGCACACCCTTGGAATACGCCTCCATGCGCGCGGCCAGGTCGGTACGAAGCAGCGCGGTCACGTCGAGGTCGATCCAGTCCGTCGAGCCGTTCAGGCCGAACAGGCGATCTAGCGCGCGCTCAAAGCGCTCGATCAGGCCGCCCAGGCTGATGGCCAGCCAGGCGCTGATGAGCGTCTCGGTGCTGGTGACGGAGCCATGCGACAGGTCACCCACAAGCGGCGGCGGCACGCCACAGGTCCGGGCAATCTCCTCGTTCTCCATGCGCAGCGTGGCGATGACCTCGGCGTCGGCGCTGGTGATGCTCATCGGCGACCACTTCAAACCGCCGGCCAGGATCGGGATGCCGCCCTGCTCGAACCGCTTCGATTGCTCGTCGAAAGCGGTGCGAAGGTCTCTCATCTGTGGGGCGCTAAGCATCACGTCGGTCGTCAACACGCCGCTAGGCCGGCGCATCTGATCGAAGAACGCGGCCTGCGAGCGCGACAGCGAGACATGGATGCCGGCAGCCACACCGGCGGCGGCAAGCGCCGACTCGCCCATGAGCGGGTGTCGGGGCGTGGCCCAACGCAGATGCAGGATGTCGCGCGCCGGGATGGCCATGGTGGCGTCGGCCAGCACGAGCATCTGCGAGGTGTTGCTCACGCCGTAGAAGATCGCGCGCGTCTCGGGATCGATCGCCAACTGCCAGGCATCGCGCGGCAGGATGTGCATGGACTCGACCTCGTTGCGGCCGTTGCGCACCGCCCAGACCGCGGCCTCGCCGATGTAGAGCCACTGGTCGACCAGGCGCGCGGCAAAGTCGCTCCAGGTCTCGTAGTCGTTCGGCGACAGCAGCACGCGGTGCGCGGCCGAGGTCGTCACGTCGGTCACGGCGCCGTCGGCGTCCGCGTGTTTGTGCGACGGCCGTAGCTGCGCGAAGGCGCTGCGGTGAAGGTGGCGGATCGAGGCGACGACCGGAATGCGGTGCGCCAGGTCCGGGTTCAGCGTCAGGTACTTCTGCCAGCCGTCTTCGAGCGAACCAAGCTCGCGCCAGTTGCTGAACTCGGTCATGCCGTAGAACGGGCCGCGCCAAGTGCCCTCGCCACCGCCGCCCATGCGGATCAGCGAGCGCGCTACGGCATTGGCAGCGCGCTGCAGCAGGTTGCGCGGCGCGGTCGCGGCGACGGCGGTCATGCGATGACGGCGGCGGGCCGGCCGCGCGGTCGCTTCGGTGATGGCTGCGGAACGTCTGCCGGGATCAACACCGGCCCGGGCCGGCCGCGCGATGCGAGCATGGCCGTGTAGGCGCGGCTGCCCGGGCAGTAGCGGAACGGCTCGGCGTTCGGATTGACCAGCTCGGCCCGGCACTGCTGCACCAGCGTGTCGGCCAGTGCCGCCTCGCAGGGCAGGATGCCGGACATGCCGCCGATCTCGGGCAGCGGCTCGTAGGCCTGGATCAGGACGATTGCCATGGCCTACGGGTTCTGCGGCGGACGGTCGATGATGATCCGCACGTCGGGCCGGCCGTCCCCGTCGAGGTCGATCTTCGTCTGCGTGTCTTCGGGGCCGACGATGACGGTCTCGGGTTCAGGCGGCGGCGGAGGAGGAGGGGGAGGCGGTGGCGGGACCGGGTCCGTCGGCTGCGGGATCACCATGTCCGGGTCGCAGAATCCGATCTCTGGAAACGCCTGCGTGTGGTCCAGGTCGTAGCCGGCCTTCGACGCCACGATGTCCGCACCGAGCGCGTCCGGTACGGTGTTGAAGCCGAGCACCAGGCCAAGCTGCGTCGCTACGTTGTTGCAGGTGATGTAGACCAGCATCGCGGCCCCTTTCGGAAAAAGCCCCAGGGCCTAAGCCCCAGGGCAGTCGCTTGGCAACAGCGAGGGAGGCTTACCAGGTGATCGCGTTGACGGCTTGCACGACGCCGGGAAGCGTGGTGCCCCAGGCGACGGGCATGACCAGGCGCTGCGCCAGAGTCCAGGTCTGGAACAGCGACTGCGCCTGGTAGCCGGCGCTGGCGGCGCCGCTGATGCCGCCGACCACGCTGATGCCGGCATCGGGCGGCACTTGCTCGACGATGCCCAGTGCACCGGCCGGGCTCATGGCCTGGGTAGGCGCGACACCGTTGGCGTTGGCCATCGTCAGCGTGGCCTGCTCGCTAACGTCGATCTCTGGCGCATCGAAGGCACTGGCGAAATACGCCGCGTCGACCATGATCGCCGTGCCTGCCGGGACGAACGGCGAGCTGAGCAGCGGGAAATTCTTCAAGCGGCCGTTGTCCACTTCCTGCGCGAATGGGAACTGGCCGAGCGCATTGGTGAGCAGCGACAGGCCGAACACAGTCGAGCTGTTGACGAGCAGCACCGGCTTGACGCCGGCACCGGCCGCCATCAGCTTGTCGTGCATGGTCTTCAGGTCGGCCGTCACCGCAGCGACGCCACCACCGGCGGCGCCGGCAGTGACGACGACGCCATTCAGCAGGCCAGAAGGACGTACGCCTGCGACGCCGGCCAAAGCATCCAGCAGCGCCGCGTCGAGCATGTTGGCCGTGTCCTGCAGCATCATGCGGCGGATCGTCTCGACCGCTGACGGGTCGCTCGCGCGAACCAGCTCGCGCGTCAGCACGGTGATCACGGCAACCTTGTACCTATTGATCCGCTGGCTGCCGACGATTCCCTGCTTCACAGGGATGACGCCGTTCTCGCCGACCCACGCGCCGGCTACTGCCGTGCTTCGTGCCGTGATGCGCGGCACCAGGATCGACTGTGCGCCATTAAAGCTGAACTCCAGACCCTGAGCCGCCAGCGCCGCCGCGACGCTGATCGGCGCCAGGTCGGTCTGGAGCATGGCGCGGACTTCGGAGCGCACCAACTCCGCCGCCCAGCCGTTCGTCGTGGTGTCTGCAGCGTTGGTCGCCGCCTTCGCCACGATCATCGCGTTCCTGTCATTCGGGTACATCTCGGCAACGACACTTGCCAATGATCGGCGTTCGACGTGAGCAATGCCGCGCGCGATCGTCATGCGCGCAATGAACTCGCCGGCCTTCGGCTCGGCCTTCTTGCCGATGCGCTGCAGCGGGGTCGCCTTGCCGGTGGTCTGGTCGATTTCTTCGACCCCTTCGCTGTCAACAGGCTTGGCGCGCTGGCCCATGGCTTTCTCGATGCGTAGGAGGCGCTCGCCGTCCTTCTCCGCAGCCTCGATCTTCAACGTGAGGTCGTCGATCTCGGTGTTTGCGTCCTCGCCAGCCTCAAGCCGAAGCCTTTCGGCATCCAGGCTTGTGCGGAGCGACTTCAGTTCGGCCTGCTTCTCGGCGATCTGTTGGGTGATGGTTTTCACGGTGAACCCTTCATGCGAGAGATGAGCGCATCGATGCGCTTCGCCGTGGCGACTGCCTTAGCGATGGTGGTGGAGTTGCGCGCGGCCTCTCGCCGGATCAACTGATCCCAGGCGGCGCGGTGGACGGCGGGCAGCGACTTGCCAACCTCTTGCAGCGCCTCGGCGTTGCAGGGCATGGCGACGACGCTGGCCTCGACCAGACGGGAGCGGAGGTACCGGTAGCCGGTGATGCGAGCGCCCGCGCCCTTGGCGACGATTGGTTCCATCTCGTCGGGCAGGAACTTCACCGACGCGGCCAGGCGAACGCCGGCCTTGTGGAGCGCACGCACGAAGTCGGCGGAACGGCTGATGCCCTGCGGCAGAAGCTCAAGGCGGGCGCTGGTGCGCGATCCCTGGTTGGAGATGTCGCGCCATGTGCCGATCAGGTCGCCCATGTCGACGCCGTGATCCACCATCGCCGGTAGCGGCTGGTAGGCGGGCTGTAGCCCGGACTGCACGACGATGTCGCCAGCGAGGTCCGGGTTTTCTGTCGAGAGGGTGAAGCGCAGGCCGGTCGAGGAGTCGACGGCGGCGTCGGTGGTCTGGCGCTTGACTACGAACGCTGACGCGCTACGGCTTTGTGCCTTGTCCATGGCGACTGCCCTGCTGCAATTGCGCAGGCACCGTCGCTCGCTGGGGTGGCGAGACCGGAGGTAAAGGGGGTGTGTTGCTGCGCTGCTGCTGGATCAGCGAGCGCTCGATCTGGCTAGGCCTGGTGCGTGACATGGCGGCGGCCCCTGCGTACAAACGCAGGCACCGTCGCTCGCGAAGGCGAGACCGGAGTTGATGGCGCGGCCATATAACCGCAGATTGTAGAAACAGACTTCGTTATGTCAAGGCGTCACCCAACCATCGCCCCCACGTCGATAGCCGGCTGCGCCGTCCGCAGCGCCCCTGCCGCCATCGTCAGCGCCACCAGGCCGTCGATCCGCCCGGTGCTCTTGCGCTTGCTGAAGCACCGGTTGCCCTGGTCGTCAGTGTTGGCGACCGCGCTGGCGGCGGCGAAGGTCAGCGCCGGATTGCGCGCGACGGCGATCGTGCGGTGCAGGATGGCGGCTTCGATCTGGTTGACGCTCTCCGGCATCCACAGCCACGATCCCTTCGGCCGCACAAAGGTCTGCGGGTGCTCAAGCGTCGGCACGTCGATTCCCAGCTCTTCCAGCTCCTTGCGCAGATAGGCCATCTTGTAGCGGTCGAACACCAGGTGCCTGATCTGGCGCGCCCGGCCCAGCTCGCCGACGCGCTTGGCGATCGGCGCGTAGTCGAGCGCGCTGCCAGGCACGGCCGTCATGAACCCCTGCTTCACCCACAGCGGGTAGTCGACCTGGTCGCGCTCGGCCCGGGTGCGCAGGGTATCGGCCGGCGTCCAGAACTCGACCGCGGCGCGTAGCTGGCCGTCAACCTCGGTGGCGATGGCGAGTGCTGACAGGTCGGTCGTGACGGACAGGTCGACGGCGAGCGTCAGCTCCTGGTCTTGCGGCGACAGCCAGGCCAGCAGGTCGGCTGGCTTGTCGATCTCGCAGGCGCGCCAGGCATCGCCGCTGATCCACGGCGACTCAGCGTCTACCCACTCGCAGAACTGCAGCCGGCGGACCTGGCTTTCCTTGGCCGGCATCATCTTCGCCTCGCTCACCTGGCCGCGCACGTAGGGCATGCGGATCGAGATACCGAGGTTTGGGTTCGTCTTGATCCAGCACGCCTCGTCAGCCATCGGGTCGTCGCCCGCGTCGAGGGCACAGACGTAGCTGAAGAACTGGTCGTCCTGCAGCGTGCCGTCGGCCACCTTCACGGCCTTGTCGTGGTACAGCCAGCAGACGGTGGTGCGATCAAAACCGCTGTTGGTAGTGATGAACATCAGCGGCGAGCGGCGGAACTTGAAGCCGGCGCGCAGCATCTCCAGGACGGCGCCGTCGCGGTGCTCGTGCAGTTCGTCGACCAGCGCGCAGTGCGGCCGCGGCCCGCTCTGGCCGTCGTCGCTGGCGATCGGGCGGAAGAACGAGCCTTCGAAGGCCAGGTTCCACGGGTTGTTTCCGCCAGCGCGATGCACGACAGCCGTCAGCGCCGGGGACTGGTCAACCATGGCCACGGCGTCTCGGAACAGCACCATCGCCTGGTCGCGCTTGCTGGCTGCAGCGTAGATCTCGGCGCGCGCCTCGCGGTCGGCAACCATCATGTAGAGGCCGATGCCGCTGGCCAACGGAGACTTCCCGTTGCCCTTCCCTGCCTCCATGTAGGCCACCTGAAACCGCCGGTAGCCGTCGCCGTCGACCCAGCCGAAGATGCTGCCGACGACGAAGGATTGCCACGGCGCGAGCACGAACGGCTGCCCTTCGAACTGCCCGCCGTTCAGGCGCAGAATCTCGCGGAAGAAGGCGAAGGCACGCTCCGCAAGGTCCGGCCGCCAGGTGTAGCCGCGCGCGGCGGCGTGCTTCAGGTCGTCGAGGTGACGTCGGCAGGCCGCACGAACATGCGGGCCGGTGACGATCCCGCCTGCACAGACGGCTTCGGCGTAGGCCGTTGCTGGGTCGGCAGCAGGCACATTCACGCGGCCCTTACAGGCCCTTGAGAAACTTGGACAGCGGGTTGTCCTCGACTTCGCGGGGCACCTTGACGCGGGAGCGGGCGAGCGGAGACAGGCCGAAGTCGGCCACCAGCGGCGCCAAGTCCTTGCGGATCTGGCGTAGCTCGGTGAATAGGGGATGGCGAATCGGCACGCCACCGCGCTTGCCTTGAAGTTGGTACGGCGACCCGGCTGCATTCCACTCCCGCAGCATCGCTCGCTCGGTCGTCACCGCAATGACGAGCTGGGCAAACCTTGTGGCGTCGGTCCCTTGCAGCAGGCCAGGGTCGACAACCGCCACCAGCTCTCGCCAAACCTTGCGCTGATCGGTCGTCAACCAAGCCGGAGCCCTTCCGATCGGCATTGATTTGGGCAGCATCGACGCACGTGCGACGTGACGAGCCCGAGGCTTGTTTCCGGTCTCGGCGGCGCGTGTTTGAGGGTCCTTCAGGACGGCTGTCATGGCGAGTTCTCAAAAATCGATCAACGTTCCCGCGAAATACGCAGC